TAATGTTGATGCGGTGCTTGTCGATACAGGTACAACGCTTCCGGCTACGTTAGCTGGTACGTTATCGGCTGACGTTGTTTCGATAAGTGGATCAACAACTGCCGCCGATAACCTGGAAGCATCAACAGAAACCATCATCACAGGACAAGCTGCAACAGGTACGCTATCAACTACCATCTTTACTACAGGGTTAGGTCCATCATATGCTGTTGACGATGCACTGAATGGCCGCGTTGTGATATTTAGAAGCGACACGACAACGACAGCATTACGAGGTCAAGCTGGTGTTATATCAAGTTACACAGCGACAGGCGGTGAGATCACTATTTCAAGTCCACTGACCGTCGCACCGGCCAATGGTGATACTTTCGTTATAGTGTAAGGCCATGCCACGCGGAGATAGAACCAGACCAAGAGATGGTACTGGTCCTGTAGCACCAACAAACGGGGCTGGTTTAGGTCGCTATGTAGAAATGCCACCAAGGGCTGGAAGGCTCGGATTGTGTGGCATAGCTATGCCTACGCTTGCGTTTCAGGCTTGGAGTACGAATACCAATCTCGCGCCAACTTTCTTTTCTGCTACATTCAATAATGCGACTGTTGGTGAGTACACATCTGGTTCTGACTCAATATTCAGGTTTGATCCTAATGGCGCATCAAGTTACTCACACAATAATCTAGGTGATTTACCAGATGGGCTATCCATATATCAGTCGGTATATGACGGACAGTTCAGGCTCTGGTTCTACGGTACGCCGACGACTGCTGGCGTATATGATATGCAGGTCAGAGCATCTACTGAATGGGGGTCTACTGACAGCCCTATCGTACAGTGGACGATATTATCTGTAGATTTACAAAAAACAAAACTTGGCGTTAGTGGTTTTCCCCGTGCCTATGATTACGATCTATTCCCCAAGACGGAAGTAAGTTACGGCGAACTGCAGGCGCAAGCTGCGACCATATCTGGTGCAGGCGATCTTATAGCAGATAAGACAGGCACGGGCGCACTACAGGCAGGCGCATCGACAGTGTCTGGTGCTGGCTCACCATCAGAGCCTGCGAATGGCTGGTACACTGACGGTTGGTTTATCTCACCAACTTACGGCAGTGGGTGGTATGCACCAGCACCTGTTAATATCTATGGTACTGGTGATTTACAAGCACAGAGCGCAACGATATCTGGCGATGGTAATTTCCTTATATCAGGTACGGGCGATCTGCAAGCGGCCACTGTTACTGTTAATGGCGTTGGCGTTCACGGGATAACAGGAACAGGCGCACTGCAATCAGCCGATGCAGTAATCCTCGGAACAGGCATCGGTGAGGTTTCCGGTAGCGGTACATTCATCGCGCAACCAGCATCGATTGATGGTATAGGCTCATACGGGTTCATCGTCACCACTGTTACACTGCAGGCAGAATCTGCAACGATAAGCGGTACGGGTTTAGTCTCATCAGTTCTTACCGGCACAGGTGCACTTGTTGCTCAAGCAGCAAGCATATCAGGCACCGGCGCAAGGCTCGTCGATGGTACTGGCGACTTGCAGGCTCGATTATCTTCTATCAATGGCGTTGGATCACGCGGGATAGGTGCCACGGGATCGATTGATTCCGAAGCGGCAACAATCAGCGCAGATGGATTTGTTGTTCCTGCTGGAACAGATATCGCTGGATACGGTAGTTTGGTATCAGTTGGCTCACTAATAGAAGGATTTGGCGATTTAGTCCCAGCAGATTCAGAGGCACCGGTCGCACCATACGTCATGACTGTCGATGTATTATATAAAATACCAGAATTGACAAGATTATCGTCAAATGGTGTTGATGTTGATTATATACAAAAGACTATAGAGATAACGCACGAATAAAAATGGTTAATTTAACGCTCAATATTGATCTCGATGATGTTATTGACGAGATGAGCGACCTAGCAAAAAAACAAGTCCCATATGCTGCGTTTTTGGCACTAAAAGAGACTGCCTACAAGGTGTCGGTCGCTGTTAAAAAAGACCTGCCGTATTATATCGAGGGTGGACCTGTTGCGTTCACCGCGAGGGGCGTGAGGTATGTCAATCCAAAGTCTAAACGTGACCTGATGGCGATGATATACATACCAAAAGACCAATGGAAGTATATGCGTTGGATCGTTGAGGGCGGGAAAAAGCGTTGGAGCCGGTCGCAGTTTGGAATAGGTAAGCCGATTTACGCGAACACTCGATTTAATAAGTATGGAAACATTCCTGGAAGAAAAAGGAAAGAAGCTGCATGGCGGTCAGCAATGGCAAAACAGGAGAGCGGTAATAACGCATTAATTACTGAAGGTCTTGGTAAGAATGAGTTTTTAGCTAAAACAAAAAATGGCGATTGGGCGTTATTTAGACGCGTTAGAAAGAAAGTAAAACTGCTGATGGTATTTAACGATGAGGCAGACTATGGAAGACCGCGATTCCCGTTTCAAAAAATAACTGTGATGCATACGCATAAGATGTACGGGAAATTTTTCAACAAACATTTGACTAGAATCGTAAACAACGAGTCAAAGAAACTGAGAGCAAGGTAATGTTGGTAAATATCGACACGTTAACAAAGTTGACCGGCAGTACACGGCGAACAATATTGAATAAATGCCATGAATTGACCCGTGTGCAGGGCAAAGGGCGAGAGCATTTGTTTGAGAGCAAAGATGCGCTACCGCTGATCATAGCAAACCGAAGACCAGATGATAAAACGCTCGAATCAGAGCGGACGCGACTTGCATCGGCGCAGGCAGAGAAAACCGAACTTGAAGTAGAGGTAATTAAGGGCAGGTTGATACCTGCAGAAAATGTTGAGGCAGTTGTAAACAACATGGTGTCGTCATTTAGGGCAAAGATGCTTAGTCTGCCGACGAAAGCTGCACCATCTGTTGTTCAACTGGCAGATGTAGCTGAAGCAGAAACATTACTGCGCGATTATGTATATGAGGCTCTCACAGAGTTGAGTAATTATGAGTCAGAACAATATAGCACACAAGACGATAAACAAAGCGGCAAAACTGGTCGCGCCACCTCCGATACAAACAGTAAGCCAGTGGGCGGACAGCAAAAGAAAGCTGTCAAAGGAGGCAAGCGCAGAACCAGGACAGTGGAACACTGACCGCGCACCATATCAACGTGGCATTCATGATGCACTGAATGACCCGAAGATAGAAACACTTGTGATGATGTCATCAGCACAGGTTGGTAAGACTGAGTGGCTGTTAAATATTCTTGGCTATTACATGGACTACGATCCATCACCGATGCTGTTGTTGCAACCGACACTGCAGATGGCGGAAGCGTTCTCTAAAGACAGGCTTGCGCCCATGCTGAGAGATACGCCTGCGTTGAAAGGGCTGGTTAAAGATGCGAGGGCGAGAGATTCAGGCAATACGCTGCTGCATAAAACCTTTCCAGGCGGTCACATCACAATGGCCGGTGCAAACTCACCGGCATCATTGGCATCAAGACCGGTGAGAATATTTCTCGCAGATGAGGTTGATAGATATCCTATCTCTGCAGGCACAGAGGGCGACCCATTAAGCCTTGGTGGAAAGCGGACAACGACATTCTTTAATCGTAAGAAAATATACACCAGTACGCCGACGATTAAGGGAGCATCGAGGATTGAGAACGCGTATGAAAAATCAGATATGCGCCGTTACTATATTCCGTGCAGTCACTGCGGAGATCTCGATACGCTCAAGTGGTCTAACGTAAAATGGGATAAAGACGATAACGGAAATCATCTGCCAGAAACAGCCTACATGGTCTGCGAGAGTTGTGGTGGAATACATTACGATCACGACAAGGTTAAGCGTATGCTTGACGGCGGTCGATGGGTTGCGGAAAAGGAAACAACGAATAGTGCCGGTTTCCACCTGAACGAACTGTACTCACCGTGGAAGAAGTGGTCAGAGGTAGTTCAGGACTTCCTCGACGCGAAGGGCGATACTGAGCAGATAAAAACATGGACCAATACATCACTCGGTGAGACATTCGAAGAGGCCGGTGATCAGATTGATGATGGATATCTGTACGCAAGGCGTGAGATGTATGAGTCACAGGTGCCTGCAGAGGCGTTAGTGATGACAATGGGTGTCGATATACAGGCAGACAGGATAGAGTGCGAGATCATCGCATGGGGCGTTGGAGAGCAGTCATGGAACATAGATTATAAGATTTTGACAGGCGATGTCACGCAGCCAGAAGTATGGAAAGACCTTGAAGAGTTGTTTGATTACGAATTTGAGCATGAAAGTGGTAACATATTACATATCGCATCAACATGTATCGATTCAGGATATCAGACGCAGTTGGTGTATGATTTCGTTTACAAGCATCGTGGACGAAGAGTATTTGCTGTAAAAGGTGTTGAAGGCGCAGGCAGGGCGATTGTTTCACAGTCGATTGCCAAAAAAACGAAAGGATCACGGCGCAAAGTAGACCTTTATGTGGTTGGTGTTGATGATGCGAAGGTTTTATTGTCAGCACGATTGAAATTAGTTGAACAGGGGGCTGGTTATTGCCATTTCCCGATGGAGCGAGATGAGGAATATTTCGCACAGCTTACTGCCGAAAAGATGGTGACGAAGTTTAGGAGAGGGTTCCCGTATAGAGAGTGGGTTAAAACTCGCGCACGTAACGAAGCAATAGACTGCAGGATTTACGGTCACGCCGCTCTCAAACTGCTGAATCCAAACTGGCAGGCACTTGAATCACGCCTAGAACAAAAAGAAGAGGTTGTTGAAAAAGTTAAAGTGCCTGAAACGGCATCACAACAACACATAAAGAAAGTAACGCATCGTCCGCGTAAAAGCGGATTTGTAAACAGGTGGTGATATGGCACTAACAATACCGACACAAGTACCAACAGAGTTTGTCGCAGGCAACACAGTACAATGGAAAATCGCTGACAATGCCGATCTGACCATCGCTGATGGCTGGGTACTCTCATACGCTGTCGTCACGAAAGGCAAGACATTCGAAATAACCTGCACTGATAATGGTGACGGGTATCACCTCGCGACAATAACTGCCAATGTCAGCAAAGATTTACCGGCAGGGCTGTATCACTGGCAGGCGTACCTGACCAAAGGAACAGAGCGATATCCAGCAGGCACTGGTCAGATTACCGTTATCGAGAATTTTGCTGTACTTGATGGCGGACACGATGCTCGGACGTTCTGGCGAACAGTACGAGATAACGTGCAAGCAGTCCTGGAAGACCGTGCCACGAAGGATCAATCAAGCTACACGGTGAACGGAAGACAGCTATCCCGCACACCGGTAGCTGACCTGTTAATGCTGTACAATACTGCACAGTCTAAAGTGGCTGGTGAAGAAGCATCTGAAGGTCTTGGTCATAACGGAACAATCAAGGTGAGGTTCATATGAATTTTATGCAACGAGCCAAGTATCTATTTACTGGTAAAGGCCAACCTCCAACTACCAGAATAATAAATCACAAGATATCAACCGCGACTCGCGATGGCGGATTCAATGCCGGTGTTGTCGACAGGTTGAGTACAGGGTTTACCGGTGCAGGTCTGTCAGTTAATGAGATGTTGAGAAAAGACCTAGTCAAGATGCGACACAGATCGCGTGAACTGGTTAACGATAACGATTATGGCAAGAAGTTCGTCAGCATGGTCAAGACCAATGTTGTCGGCAACAAAGGTATCCGCCTGCAGGCGAAAGCAAAAGGTAACAACGGCCAGCCTGACAAGATGGACAACGATGCCATCGAAACAGCATGGAAAGACTGGTCGCACATGAAGAACTGCAGCGTGAATAGTAAGCTATCACTGCTCGATATTCAGCGCATCGCTGTGACAACCGTTGCGATGGAAGGTGAATGCCTGATCAGGATTGTGTACCGTGCAGTGTATAAATACGGTATGGCTCTGCAGCTTATTGAGGCAGATCGTCTGGATGTCGAGTTAAACGAAACACTGAAAGACGGAAACCGAATCGTCATGAGTGTCGAGATGGACGAGTTCGATGTGCCGGTCGCATACTATGTACTCACATCGCACCCATCTGAAACGCTCTACACCTTCAGGGGAAGGAAGTACATGCGTATCCCTGCTGATGAGATGATCCATCTATTTCTGCCGGAACGTATCTCACAGGCAAGGGGTATCCCATGGATGCATGCATCGATCCGCCGGTTAAACATGGTTGGCGGTTACGAAGAAGCTGAACTGGTTGCTGCCCGTGCCGGTGCGTCGAAGATGGGTTTCTACTACACCGAAACAGGTGACTCATATACCGGTGATGATGCTGATACTGAAACCGGTGCGCCGATACAGAACGCAGAGCCTGGTACATTCGAGCAACTGCCCATGGGTACGAAGTTCGAGTCGTATGATCCACAGCATCCGACAGGCGCGTATAACTATTTCCTGAAGGGGACGTTAAAGGGTGCGGCCGCAGGACTAAACGTATCCTACACTGGTTATACCGGTGATCTGGAAGCAGTCAACTACTCATCAATCCGTGCAGGTCTAATCGAAGAGCGCGAGAACTGGCGAGTAGTGCAGGGCTGGTTTGTCGAACACTGTATGGCAACCATATATGAACGATGGTTATCTGGTGCATTGACACGGGGTTTAATTGTTAATCAAGCAGGCGTAAAATTACCATTAAGTCGTAAAGAGAAGTTTTTAAGCGTAACTTGGCAGGCGCGTGGATGGGCTTGGGTTGATCCACTTAAAGACCAGCAAGCAAATGATGCTGCAGTTGCTGCAGGACATAAAACAAATAGTGCGGTTGCTGCCGCGACAGGTGAAGACCTGGAAGAGATTTACGAGCAGCTTGCATGGGAAAAGGAATTGGCGGCAAAGTACGGATTAGACTTTTCACCTAATACGGGTATGAGTAATGACAAAGAAAACGACACAGAAGACAAACCAGATGAAAACAAAGATGACAAAGCGCAAGGTTGATACCGGCGTTCTGCATCGCACAATTTCTCTTGATCGAGCAGGTATCGATGAAGAGAGCCGAACCGTAGAGTTGGCGTTCTCAAGTGAGGAGCCGGTTGAACGATGGTTTGGTAACGAAGTCTTAAGCCACGATCCATCTCATGTAGACCTTGGTCGGTTGAACGATGGCGGCGCGTTGCTTGTTGACCACAATCCGACAGACCATGTCGGTGTTATTGAAAGAGCCACTATCGATGGCGATAAAGTCGGTAGAGCCACTGTACGCTTTGGTCGGGGTGCAAGGGCGCAGGAAATATTTCAAGACGTACTTGATGGTATCCGAAGCAAGATCAGCGTTGGATATCGAATACATGAAATGCTAGAAGACCGTAACACGGACACATTCACAGCTACACGCTGGCAGCCACATGAAGTTTCATTTGTGTCTATACCAGCCGATGCATCTGTTGGTGTTGGCCGAAGTGAGCGGGAAGAAGGCGAACCTTTTGAAACTACTATTCTATCAGAGGAAAGAATAATGGAAACTGAAAACAATACTCCTGCGCCGAAAGCTACACCAGCAATTGATGTTGATGCAGAACGCGCAAAAATCCGCAAAGATGAATTGGCTCGTACCAATGAAATCCGCGCAATGGGCAAAGAGCATAACATGGTCGAGATTGCTGACCGTGCTATCAATGATGGCAAATCTGTTGATGAGTTCCGTGGTGAACTGCTAAACGGTCTGCGTGATTCTAAGCCTGTACCTGCTGCTCCTGCAGAGCCTGTCGATAAGATCGGCATGACTCAAAAAGAAGTTAAACGCTTCCATTTGGGTCGCGCTATCTACGCACTCGCAAACCCACAAAGTCGCGCTGCTCAAGAAGCTGCTGCATTTGAGATCGAATGTTCAAATGCTGTCGCAAAGCAGCGCGGTGTTGATCCACAAGGTTTCTTCGTTCCTGAAGGACAGCGTGGTAATGGTTTTGTTGGCGAAAGTGGCAAAGGCTCTTATGAGCGCGGTATATCCGTGCCATACGAAGTTCA